AGTGACGTTATATCTTCTATCCCGTTGCCAAAATTAGCACCCTGTTCCGGCATCCACGTAGGACTACCGTTCACTCTTCGGAAGGTTCCCTCTTGCCCGTGGAATATTACCCTCTGGTCGATATAGGGATCTACTTCATTTGGATTAAACTGTGTTCGGTCAGGTGCGCCGTTCATGATATGCCTTTTAGGTAACTCCGGCCTGCGGTTTTCTCATTCTGCCAATAGGTTTAAATATGGCTGTGGCACGGCGTATGCTCATCTCTTCACTGGTATTTGCGTTCTGGTATTGTAACTGCACAACAGGGTCATATCCTGTAAGATCGGTATCCTCCAGGGCAACGAGATCATCAGGAGCTATATGAGACTCGCCAATAACAAAGGCACCGATAGCATCAAACCCACCACCCTGATTGAATGTTGTTGTCTGCCCTACAATACCTGGAGATGAATAGGTAATATTCACCTCGTAGTTTCCAAGAATATCAAAGTTGTTTCTTACAAAAAGCCACCGCAGCATAACATCTGGCCCCATCGCTGGAGATGCCGCAGTCTTGAAATGGGAATTTATAGCAGTTACAGTGCTTCCATCTGTATCGTTAAGACCCTCTTCGTGCGTATAGAGAAATCCATCGGATTCATCTCCAGACACAGGCACGTTGTCAACAATACCAGAAGAAGTTAATGAACTGTTTAAGCCACCCGTCCACGGTGGATAGAAGATTCCACGTAGATAGTCATAGACAAGGATATGATTCATCGTTGTCTGGGTAGTGCCATACGGGATATAAAACCACACTTCGTTCTTCTGCTCGTATACAATGGCAAAACTTTTATGTAGACGCGAGGCGTTTATGCTGTCCCAATAGCGTTCGCCATCCAAGCGTCCCGATGTCTTTATGCTGTCTACGCCATTAAAGGCGTAGATACCGTCTTTTCTAATGTATAGCTGTAGCTCACCGCTCCCAGGAACCCGAATCGTTACCAGTGATCTGTTGGATACGGTCCCTGCATTTGTCAAAGGCTGGCGTCTAAAGGGCGTTACGGCATTCCCCGTTGGTGATAATCCGAAGATCGTGTCTTTGGTATGGACGGCCAGCATCGTACCTATCTTCTTCAGCCCTGTTATTTCGGAGCCAAAATCATAATAGCCGTCAGCATCCCACGTTGTAATATCCGAAACGTCACTACGCCAGACTCTATCTGTGCCAGAAGAAAGGTTCCCTGCCCACCCCCTGTTATCAAAAAACTCTACTGACTTGGCCCAGGTAAATCGAGAGTCAACATCCCACGCGGCTATGTTTCCCCCTGCCGCCGTCCACTTTAGAAGGACATCTCCATTTACTCCGTTATGACCAAACAGTGTGCCGTTAGCATCAGCAAGGGACCACGTGTTATCATCTCCGGCGGTAATGGTCGCGCTTCCCGTCCTGTCTGTCCACGTTCCCGATGCTCCTTCGTAGAACTTCGTCCCTACAATAGCGAACTCACGGCTGCTGGTGGCGCTAAATTCGTGCTGACCACAGGCCGTATATGCGTGTCCCCCTGATACTGTCGTGCCATTATATGGCGTTGTCCCTTTTCTACTCTTCGCCTCGCCGCCAATACCTATGCGGATATTTCTGCCTTCGGCCATCTCGTTCTGTGTCAGCTCTTCGGCAGGCTTGCTGAAGTTTATACCACCAAACCACGGACCATAAGGATGTGGGTTTCCAGGAATCAGCATTACCCAAGCGTCCCTGTCTGGACAACAAAGTTAATCATCGGGTAGGTGCTTCCACGCCGAGGAAAACGATAATGCTCGTTTCCATCCTGGGCCTCGTCCGTCTTGATGTTGGACTCTACAGCAAAGAGGTAACTGTTAAAGTCGTTTGTCTCCCCCTGCTCGTCACCTTTTTCGCCCTTATACCTTGCGGCGATGAAGTGAACCATAGCCCACTGTGACCAGAGAGGCATCGTTGTTGCCAGGTCTGTGCTGTCATTGCTGCTTGTTTTGTCTGGCACAAAGGCGAAGTAGTGATATGTAATCGTTTCGCTGCTGGTATCAGGTATCGGATGAAGGTCTACTTCCCAATACCCTGTTGAGGAGTTTATACCATTCACAACAACAAAACGGCTGGCCCCTTCGTCGTCATTGTCAGGGTCAGCCTGTATCATCTCCTGGATGTCTATCATTGACATCGTCACATCATCGGTAGTATGCACAAACATAAGCGGCTTCAAAACATCTGCGGCCAGAGAATATGCTTTTGTGCCATCAGCCGTTGTTATTGTAGATGACTTTATCAGCCACCTCCAATCGTGGCGCTGCGCCAGGTCTTTGGTGCCCTCATTGAAATAGTCTCTGGCTCTATCCAGAAATATACTATTCGCGGTATTCAGCCCTGCTCTTGCAAGGCCAAGCTGCATAACTTTTGTCAGGGTCATAGCTCTGAATAATCCAATATCGTGCCGGTTTTTGTAGAGCCTCAGAACAGCGCTGTGTTCTTCTTCAGGAAATGACTCCAGCACCCAATCAGGATGTGCCGGTGTCCACGGCGTTCCATCTTGAAAATCGTCGTGTGATGCCCCCCCTGTAGCTCTGGCTATTCCACGCACTTCTTCATTTGTCGCCCTTGAGCGACTACGCTTAAGCTCCGGCGTTTTGATGCGTGTGCTTCTCTCTGTGACCTGCTGGTTTAGAACGGCTATCTGTGCATCCTTGGCTTTGTTAGCATCCTCAAGCGCAGTCAGGCGTTCGGTAAAAACATCCAGCGGATTCTTTTCAACACTCTTGTAAGCTTTGTCCATTGTCCTCTCCATCCTCCCTTTGTAAGGTGGGGGTGAGGCGGGAGGGACAAGGTACCCCACCCCCACTAATCCCTTGGCACGGAGCGGTAAGGGATAATTACGCTACAAGCCCTTGAATAACAACGCCGCAATACCCCGTATTGTCCGGAGCAAAAGTGGCGAAGCCAACCAGCGGCTCTGTCTCTGCATCTTTGGCCTGAACAGCACCAGTAACACCATCACTGAGCGTCAGGTTCTGACCGATGGCAATCGTGCCGTCAGCAAGAATCGTTGCCACGCCAGCGGTCTGCACCCAGCCGTAGTAGCCAGATGATAGTCCGATGGTCGTAACTCCAGAGATGACATAATCCGTTCCCGACGTAGCGCCGAGGACGTTATACCATAACGAACCCGTCACGGCCACATCTGTTGCTGTAGTTACAGCAACAATGATGGGGTCATAAAGCGTGAATGTGATGGCGTTGGAGTCTGCCGCCGTGTTGCTCTTGATTCTGTACTGATAGCCTTCACCAGCATCGTCGGTAGTATGCAGATAACCACCCTGATACTGGTTCGCTGTTGCAGAACCTACTGTACCGCTATCGGTGTATGTGATGGCTGTGGCACCAGCAGATGCTGCTGTCAGCTTGCCGTCACTCTCGACGATTGCTGTTGCCGAAAGATCCTGTGCAACAAGAAGACCCGTTCCGATTGCTGCCGCTGTATATACGTAGCGAAAACAGCGACCATCCTGGAGTTCAAGCTTCTCGCCAATAGAATGCTTTGGCGTCGAAGACTCTTCGTAAATCCCCTGGTTGGCATCACCGCCGATACGATTAACGGTGTGTTTATCATCAATATATTGAGGCATGGTAACTATTCCTTTCCCCTATGGGCAGGGTAGAACTTCCATTGGCTTGGAAGCAAGGTTACGAGACATTACTCAGAACACCGAGGCGGCGCGGGTTGTTGGTGGTAAGCTGCCCACCAAATACCACGTGTGCTACCTTGGCATGCTGATCGGTATTCTCCTTGAAGGGTGTCTTCGCAAAGTTCAGTGAAGACATAATCTTCAATTTGAGATATTTCGTGTTGATAAGGTAGAAATGGCTGGCGGCACAGTCGCGGTCAGAGACAACAATAGCCTTCTTGAACTTGATGTCTCCAGTTTCGCCGAGCTGGTTGCTTTTGCCACTGCCATCGACCAGTGTCGTATAGCCCTGGCCTGCGCGGGACGCCTCAACGTCCGACATTATGGCAAGGGTTGTTACGATGAGGTCTGGCTGGTCGTTGCCGGAAGAGCAGTCGTTGTATTTTGCGCCCAGAGCTTCCCACCCGTCGAAGACGTTTGTCTTCGTCTGCGTCAGGAAAGTCGTTGAGGTTGCAGAATACTGATTTCTCCACCAGGATTCATTGGCGCGGTTAATCCCACCGACAGTCCCCGTAGTCGGGGCGTCAGCGATGATGTCCTGAAGACCAAGCATGATCTTGCCGGACGTAGCGCCAAACATTGCTGAAGAAACGGAATCACGGGCCGTGAGCATCGTCTGGTCTTGCTTGGCTTCCATAAGCTTCTTGGAGCCAACGGCGTTGCTCTCGACTTCTTCCGTCATAGAAATTGTTACTGGAACACTGATATAACGGGGCACGTAGAATGCTGCCGTGATACCGTCAACTGCGGCGGTACCTACGGTGTCATATCCACTAAACCACGTGCCAGTGTTCTTGGCATACATCACATCTTCCTGGAATTCCTTACCACCGTCCTCGATTTCGACCTTGCCACTCTTACGCAGGGCCGCGAGAACTGGATATTCGTCGAAGATGTTATCGGTCAGGCGCTTGCGGTTCTTGCGAAGCGTAAGCGTCCATGCCGCATCCCATGTTTCTGAAGTTGAAGTTGCTGCCACGGAATTACTCCTCGTTTATTGAGCAAGTCCCGTCCCCTTAAACCTTCTTGCTAACCAAAGTTTTTGTTGAAAAAGGCGTTATAATCCGCATCGGAGATATCGCTGTCAGAGAGTCCCAGGTCTGTAGTTGTGGGAATACCAGAAGCTGTAGACCGAGCAGAGCGCCGTGCATCTTGCGCCTGCTGGTTTAGCTGTGCTGACTCCTGTCCCGCCTGTGAGCTTATCACGCGATCTAAAGCATCGCCAAGACTGAAGGTGCCGCCATCTGGCGACTGTCGTCCTCTCAGCAATGCTGCGGTATTAAGCCACGTATTTACTGCCTGCTCTCCATGCTTTTCTACAGCCGCATTATACTCTCCTTCATATGCCTGGTCCTGTTGCCCCTGGACATACTGCGAAGCTATACCAGCACTTTGCTCCATATTGTTCATGCGCTCTTGCATGTTTGCAAGCTGCTGAACTGCCGGATGGTTCTCAATCATATGACTGACAACTCCGAATGAGCTACGTTGCTGTTCTGTGGCTGTAGCCAGGTTGAACCCCATATTCTGCGCTACCTGGTCCAGTTCCTGACCGGGCAGTGTAGGCGTCTTTGGCTCTTCCTGTTGACTGCCATTCTCCCATGTGTCGAAGCGTTCCTTTTGCGCTTCGAGTTCTGAGGCCAGCTCCCGATATTCGGAACTCGCCTGCGTGGATTTGGCTTCCGCATTCTTTACCGCTGCCTGGGCATGGGAAAAAGCATCACGTGCTGATATTGTTGCTTCTTCCGGTATGTCATCCAGCGATTGCCTGCGGTAGTCAACTCCGTCCATCGAAAAGCTGGAGGTACTGGATTGGTCACGGGAAGGGCTTGCGTTCGATCCTAACGTATTCTGGTCGAGGTTCTCGCCAAAAGAGTCGCCAAATGTGTCAGGTTCAGGTGCTGGCCCTGCGTCAACCGGTGCAGTGTCCATCTCTTCTGCCATGTTCTTTCTCCTATAATAGTCCTTCGTCCCCTACCCTCTGTGCTTCCATGATTTGCTCTTGTGTTGCTGTCTGTGCTACTGGTCCTGAATGTTTATACATCTCTTCTTTGTTCTTCAGTTCTTCCTTATGCCACTCCCTTGTTCCCTTTACCGTATCGCCAGCTTCTTCCATCTCGTATTCCTTCAGAAGCTGCTTGTAGTGGTCCGGTGATTCAATTTCGATATCATACCCTATCTGTGGGTGATGTTTGGCATTGCTGCCAAGTATGGATGTCAGCGACCTCTTCTTGTTAAATCCCTTGCCCCACTGCTGATACATCCTCTTCCCACAACCACATTTCAGGTAGCGTGGTAAAGACTCCATAGGAAAATAGAGGTCTTTCTTTTCTTTCCCACACTCACACTTGAAGTCGTGTATAGGCACTATATATCTCCTAGCGTCTTCTCAAGAGCTTCTCTTACTTTTTGCTGGTCTTTCTCATTGAGGCCAGATAAATCGACCTCGATATTCCCGGCAAGCTTCTTTTCCCAATGCCTGCCGCCTTCTGTGCGTACTCTAACGACATTATGGACGCCAAAAGTTTCCGTGGTCTTGGCAACTACTACTTCGGCTTTCTTTACCTTCTTGGCCTTCTGCATTATATCACTCCCGCGTCTTTCTGCTGTGTCTGGATGAGGTTTGCTGTCTCCTGGGCATTTGAGCGGACCTTATTAATAATCCCTTCCGAGCCTTCTACGCTGTCAGGCTTGCTTACCGCCCGTGGCCCTCCCGTTCCTGATGCTTCCTGGCTTATCATCTCCTGGTGCATCTTTATATGCTCTTCACAGAGCTGTGTCACCTGCTGCTGCTGTGCTGGAAGGAGGTTCAGGAACTGCGGCATCTGCGATACAGCCTGGGGATGCTGTACCTGCATGTGGGTATTATGGTCTTCGCCGGGTATGGGGTTTATCTGCGCCCCCATCATAATATGAGATATCAGTTCAAACTGTGCTGACCTGACGGCATCGAGGTTCTGCTCTTTCTTGAAGAGTCCTTCAGGATCGGGGAAGCCAAAGGCTTTTGCTGCTGTCATCCGCAGTTTCTTGGCATCGAAGAAAGGGTCTTGAGCAAACCTGTCTACAAAAGCCATGATGTTATCTTTTTGCATCTTCTCTGCAAAGGGAGACATAGAGTGTGCGCCTATGGTAACACGGCGCTTCACACGTAGCCAGTGTGCCTGTATTGCTACCTGTGCATCTACGGAGCCGCGCTTCCTCTGGCTGACATACCACTCTTCAGGGATATATCTCTCGTCTGCCATAATATCAAATGCCGAGGATACAATCCATTTATAAGTATTTACGGGCAGTGACTGCATCCACTCCCTGTTCAGCTCTGCTGTTGTAGCGTTTATCGCTGACTCTGTTGCCGTCCTTCCCCCTCTGGCTTCGACTTCTATGAGTTGGCTTTCATAGAACATCGCATCCCGCTCAAGCTGTATCTGGTCTGGCTGTGGCGCACCCCAATCTACGGGGGCGAGGACATCACGTACGCTTCCCCCTGGAGGTGGCTGTGTCCAGATGATGCTACTGTCCTGAGCATTCTTCAGGCTTGTGGGCAGCTTGCTGTCTCTCTCCTTGGCCCTCTCATCTCCTATGATGATACGCTTTAGTCGTGCCAGGTTATCGGCACGGTGGGAGAGAGAGTCCATGATGATAGACTCTACCTGCTCCTCATAGGAGGCTATGGCCCTGCCATAGAAGTTATCTCCCAAATCCAGTGACTGTGTGTAATAGGGAAAGCCCCCTCTGACGAGGAACTTTTCGGGCATCTCTCCTTTTTCGTCACTGGGCCTGACATAATCTACAGACAGCTCCTCTCCTGTTGCGGGGTCTGCACGGCGCACAGCCTCACGCAAAAGAAAGGGGTGGCTGATATTTTCAATAGGGTCTTTGATTCCCTTAATGAAGAACTTGCGGTGACCGCGTATGCGATCATGCACCTCATAGCACTTGATGATGCCGGCCAGCCTCTGTGCTTCCTCTCGCGCTTCCTGGTCTTCGGTGCGCTGTTCCGGTTCCAGGTCCTGTCCGAATGTCTTCTCGAAATCGTCACTGCCACCTTCGCTGATGAGGTTCTTAATCTCTGTTCGTGCGTGGCGAAAGCGACTGTCTTTCATCAGCCTCTTTATGGGTATGTCCATCTCCTCGATGATATCCGAGGCTGTGGTATAATCGTGAGGCTTTACGTTGGGGTCTATGAAGACCTTAAAGGGATCTACGCGCAGGACACAGGGGAAGTCTTCCATCTCGTCGTTGCTGGTTACGCCAAAGGTATCGACGCCTGGCTTGTTATATTCAACTTTGAACCAGGGGCGATAGCAGAAGATGGCATCGAATAGTCCCTGGTGGATTTCTACGCGGACATTCATAACATCCAGGATGTCATTCGCAGCGACATTGAGGATATCTTCCAAGCCTTCAGATCCAACATCTTTAGTGTCTTCTATTCTTACAAACACTTCAGGATAATTAAAGGCTATGGAAGCAATAATCTTACGCACCATAGGATATATGCGTGATATCAGGACGGTTTCATCTTCTGCAAGACCTGGGATGTTGATGTTCTTAAGCTGATACCTGTCGAGGTTGCTGCGCCACTCGCTATGGTAGGGTTCCATAAACTTCTTGCGGTTGCTTATGCACTTCCACCAGTGGTCTACCTCTGTGTCCGACATTTTAATTTGTTCAGCCATACCTGCTCATAGGTTTTGATGCAGAGTCCAGGATGCTGTGACGGCTGTATGAACTTCGGGGTGCTGATATTATCCAGGTGCCTGCCAAGGACGGAGCCGTTATCTACGATATCGTCATGCTTGCCATTGGGAAACCTGAGATGTTCGTGGATAACATCTTCTACCCACGGCTTGTTAGGCCAGAATACTTTGCCACGCGCCATCCTCCCCCTGTAGTTTGTGGCTTTTGCTGACTTGTTCCCTGCTGCTGACACGGTGGCGAGGTTGCAGAATATGCGCCTTTCATCCATACGGCTTCGTATGATGGCCCCACCAAAGTTGTCATCTACCTTTTCGAGGATAGCCTCATAGGGCTTGTATTCCTCCAGAAAGGAGACAATGTTATCGGCGATAATATCGGGTGTGGCTTTCTCGCGCCACATATCCACACAGTACCAGTTAGCATCATGGTCTATGGCCCACGCCATGATAACAGCATAATCGCTGGTTTCCTTTCCCGCATAGGAGAGATCTGCGGTGATATAGTATGTGGCCGCGTCAGGAACCACATCATACCTAGGAAACCAGCTTTTCTGAAAATACAGACCCTCTACAGGAACAGGGTTCTGCTGGTGCAGTGCTGACCAATCATAGGGTGGCATATCCCGTCGTATCTCGTCATAGTCTTCTGCCGAGTAGCGACTCCCTCCTGGAGCCTCACACAGGTATTGGCCAACATCTCTTCCGAGGATATCGTCTTCCTCTGCTTCTGTCTTTATTTCAAGAACCGCCCACCTGTCCTTCTGGCTATCAAGGAGTCTCCCTGCCAGGTCATCATCATGCCAGCGCGTCATCACAAGGACGATAGCACCACCTGGGCTGAGTCGTGTTCTGAATACCGTGTTATACCACTTCCATACCCTCTCCCGCTGCATATCGCTGTTAGCGCCCTCTGGTCCAGAGAAGGGGTCATCAATAATCATCAGGTCACCACGCCGCCCTGTAAGGGCTGTGCCCACACCTGCGGCATAGTATCCCCCCCCATCCATAAGGGACCATCTGTCAGCTGCGGTAGAGTCGGGGTTCATTGCGACTTCAGGAAATATAGCCTTGAACTCCGGCGACTTCACCCGTGCGCGAACATCACGACCATAATCCATAGCCCTGTCATAGTTGTAAGCCGTGCCTATGACGCTGGTCTTGGGCCTGTTGCCTACCCAGAAAGAGGCAAAGTCCTCAGATACCGCCTTTGTCTTGCCGTGCTGTGGCCCCATAAAGACCATCAGGCGGCGTATGTCTCCATCATAGACCTTCTGTAGGTGGTCATTGACAACGCTTACATACGACCATTCCTCATAGTCTTCAGAGATATACTGACGGTATGTCTCAAAGGAGTCCTTGGCTTTCTCCCGTGCCAGTGCCTCCTGGAGATATGCGTTCATTGCTTGGGTGTATCTGCCAGTATCCTGCTGCGTATTTGTTCCATTGCATTCTCTGCTTCATCAACTGTGTTATAAGGAATAAGATTCCCTTTTTTGGCTTCTTTCCTCCATTTATCCAACCACGGCTTTTCTTCAAGGCTGTTAAAGGGTATCTCTTTCCCCGTTTCGGGATTATAAAATGGAACAATATATTCCTTGCCATCACCGAAAAGCTGCGTAGTTCCCAAAAGCATTGTATTGCTCTTGCCAGATGCGTCCGTTCCTATCCTCTTCTTTTTCTTCTTACGCAGCCAGTTGTTAAACTCAGGACCGTCAGCACCCTGCTGGTCTTTCTCCATATCCCGCTTCTTCTGGGCGCGACCTTCAGGGGTATAGGGGTAATGCTTTCCTTTGTACTGTGGCATCAACTCCTCCTATCCAAATCTGCGTGTTATCCTGCCACCGTACCCCGTAGCAACCTTGGCGGGACGGCCAGAATAGTTACTGCCACCACCTGACCTGCGACGACCCCGGCGCATATCCCTCATAGCTTCCTGGCCTATCTCTTCGCCTGCCGGATCAGCATCATCCATAGGCGTCCCGTATACCTGCTTCTGCCTGTTAATCTGCCTGTTCTTACCGTCTAGCCACCGATTAAACCCTGGCATATATCCTCCTATGTTCCACGTGGAACACTAACAGCCCCGATACAAGTCCGATACCTTGACATCGAGGATATCAGCAATAGCCTCAAGATACTGTACCGTAATACGCCTGCGGCCCCTCTCCATTCTGGAATAGTGACCCATCGAAATACCCAGACACTCAGCCATATCAACAGACTTATAACCCATCGCCTTCCGTGCCCGGCGTATCTTTCGGCGTATCTCCTGACCGTACATCATCAACCTCGACTTCTTTCAAGTCTATACCGCCAGCAGACAGCAGCTCCGATAAAGACATATCCTTCAAATCTATATTCACGCGCCGTGTCTCTTTGCGCCGGGGCATGCTCTGGACGAGTAACGCCAGAAACCTGGCATTGTGGGCAGGGTCAAGGCTGTCTCTGATTCTCCAGATAGCTGCCTCTCCCGCACTCCGACAACCCGCCTCACGAAGTCTGGCAATCTCATCATCCGGCAGTAAAGACCTCTCCAGAGGGTCAGCCATCGCATCGGCAAGAGCACTGTCAAGCATATCCCAAACGACACCACCAGGACTAACGCTCTGTATCTGCAAATCCTCACGCCGTGCCTTCGACAAATATACACCCATCAGCCACGTCTCATTCTGGATATCCCCTAACTAGGCACCTCCAAAACCTACAAAAGCCCTTTTGTAGGTTTTGGAGGTTGCTTATCGGGAGGTTTGGATTCAGCGACCCAGATATCTGCTGAAAAAATTACTCATAATGTTCCTGGTATGACAACTCACCAACCCACGAACATCACGCCGGAATGAATAATACCCCCACGCTCTACATATAGAACGAATAATACCCATACCCCAACATATGGACTTTAATATAAAACATCAAGCCAAAACAACCCGTGACAAACTACCCTACCCCACTTTGTCACTCGCTTTATATGTGTTTCCAGCAGGATCTATTCTTGATCCGGGTTATGTGTTGCCTGCTCACTCCAAAGAGTTTCCCAAGTTTTCTTGCCACCGTTGAACTTCTGCGTATCTCCAGAACATCTTTTTCTGTGAGCTTAGCACACCCGTGCTTCTCACCTTTAGGCTGCCTGCCTGCTGCTACTACCAAGTCCTG